ACCGGAGCGATTCATGAGCGGTTTTGTAGCCACGGACGAACTCATCAGCAGTGACTCCCCGGAAAACACCATCCGAAACTCAGGCTTTTTCCCGGACATCGATCTGGCGGATCTGCGGGAAACCGTTCGCCTTGACGGCACCGTCAGCCACCCTCGCCTGTACCACGCAGCGGTCGAAGCCATCACCAGTGCAAACCGGGATCTTCGTCAGTGGCGCGTAACCCAGCAGGCCGCAGGCCACAGCACCCTTGATGCGGTTCCAGCCGAAGCCATCGACGGCAAAAGCGAGCTGGTTTACTTCTACCTGCGGGCCGTCTACTCCAACGCTTCAGCCAACCTGCGCGAACGCTATCGCGACTCCGACACCACCGCCGACGGACATAAAGCCGCCGACTCCCTTGAAACTCCGATCGACGATCTGCGCCGCGATGCCCGATGGGCAATCCGGGATCTGCTGGGCGTTGGCCGATCCACGATAGAGCTCATCTGATGCAAGTGCGCGCCCAACAGGGCGACACCCTGGACGCGCTGGTGTGGCGTCACTACGGACGCACAGCAGGCGTAGTCGAGGCGACGTTGCAAGCTAACCCGGATCTCGCCGCGTTCGGCGCCGTTCTGCCGCACGGAACCTTAGTCACCCTCCCCGACCTACCCCCACCAGCGCAAAACCGTCTGGTTCAACTTTGGGATTGAAAACAAATGGCCGAGCCAGTCTCTACCAGCTACGCAACTGGATCCGTCGTCGCCGTCGGATCGCTGTCCTTACTTCCCGGAGTAGAGGCGGCGGTGATCCTCGGTGCCTTCGCCGGGGCTGTCGTCTTTGTCCTATCCGCCACGGACCTCACGAACGCCAAGAAGGTGGGGTTCTTCGCCATCAGCTTTATCGCCGGGATCCTAAGCGCCTCGATCGCCGCCGCGCTGATGTCCAGCCTGTTGCCTGAGCGAATTGAAGTCAGCGAAGGCTTAGGCGCATTAGTCGCCGCAGCCGTAGCTGTGCGTCTTCTGCTTTGGCTTATCAAGCTCGCCGAAAACCCCAGCGCCGTTTTCGAGCGGTTTAAAGGAGGTCGGAAATGACCTACCTGCTCCTGATCAACAGCATTCTCTGCGGCCTCATCGCGCTGTCACTGATGTTTTTCAGTCGCAAGGGCGCAACGCATCGACCGTTTGCCTCACTGCTCGCCTACACGATCACCGTCGCAGCGGGCTCGGTTCCGATCATGCACATGATCGGGCGCCCTTTCCCCCCTGACCCGCCTCAGCTCGTTCTCAATCTGCTGCTCTGCATCGCCTTGATATCTGTTCGAGGGAACGTGATCGAGCTCTGCCGGCTGAGCAACTCACCACTGGATAACCGATTCGTTCGACTGCTACGGAGAGAGACATGGTTCTAAAAATGGATAGCCACGGCAGCGACGTTGCTGAGCTACAACGATTGCTCAACAAACGCGGGGCCAAAATCTCGATCGACGGCTGGTTTGGTACATCCACGCAGGCAGCCGTTATTGAATTGCAGCGTGAGGCTGGATTGGTTGCCGACGGCATTGCCGGTGCGAAAACCATGGCCTTTCTGGTCGGCAAACCCTTGACTCGCGTTCTTCGCGAACAGGATCTGCAAGCCGCGGCTGATCGCCTGGAGCTTCCGTTGATCAGCATCAAGACAGTCAATGCGGTGGAGAGTAACGGCTGCGGATTCTTGCCGGATAGTCGCCCCGTGATCCTGTTTGAGCGTCATGTTTTCTATCAGCGCTTGAAGGCCAAAGGCGCCGATGTTGAAACTCTGGCAGCCCGATACCCGAACCTCTGCAACCCGAAACGCGGCGGTTATACCGGCGGGGCCGGTGAGTGGGCACGCCTGAGAAACGCGCGACTGATTATCGGCGATGCGTTCGCCGACATCGCTTACGAGGCCTGTAGCTGGGGGCTGTTCCAGATCATGGGCTACCACTGGGAAACCCTCGGCTACGGCAGCGCCGCCCAGTTCGTCGACAAGATGAGCGAAAGCGAGGGCGCGCAGCTCGATGCCTTCGTCACCTTCATCGCGTCGGATGCCACGCTGCACAAGGCATTGAAGGCCCGTAAATGGGCCGAGTTCGCCAAGCTCTACAACGGCCCGGCGTACAAGGAAAACCTCTACGACGTGAAGCTCGCCCAGGCTTACGAACGTTTCGAGAGGCTGGCCGCATGAAGATCGACCACCTTCAGCTCGAAGACGGAGACATCCTGCGGGTGCCTGCCGATACCACGCAGGAGTGCTTGCGCTGGCTTTCCTCAGCGATCACCAACCTGCATCCCGACAAGCGAATCATCGTCCTCACCTGCCCGATCGAAAAAGTCTCAGAGCTCGATCTCGCAGCGGTAGGCCTCTATCGCTCGTCGCCACAGAAAACCACTCACTGAGAGGTGCCCATGCCATTACTCGGTAGCCCACTCACCTTGGTTTTGGTCGCCTGCATGGCGCTGGTCGGTGTTCAGCAATACCGCCTGAAAGCCGCTGAGGTCACGTATGTGACCGAGCAACGGGATGGGGCGAAGAACACCGTTGATCGTATCAGCCAGCAAATGAACGCCATCAGCGAGAACGCCGCAGACCGTGACAAGGCCAACGCAGAACTGCGCGATTTGCTCGCTGATATCCGCAGCAGCAATCAGCAAAGCAAAGAACTGATCGAGAGGTTCAAACGTGAAAACAAACAGTTTCGTGATTGGGCCGCTGCTGAGCTGCCTCCTACTGCTATCAGCCTGCGCAAACGCCCCGAGATCGTCGGAGCCAGGCAGTACCGAGCTTGGCTGTCCGCGCGTAACCGCGTGCCGCCTTCCACCGAGCCAACCGACGAACAACGGCGAGCTGCTGCTCAACCCTGAAGAGTCCGAGGAAGCCTGGGCGGCGTGCGCCGCGCAGGTAGACATGATCCTCGACTGCCAACTGAAAGCTGAAAAAGCCAAGAACGAACGGAAGCACCCATGACCACACCTCAAGACCGCGCACAAGGCCTCGAACAACGTCAACGTGATGAGGCGCTGGCCCGTCATTTTGCTGCTAATCCACCGGTGCTGACCCCGAGCGCGACTCACTGCCGGGACTGCGACGATCAGATCCCTCAAGCACGAAGGGATGCCATGCCGGGCTGCGAACGCTGCATAGATTGCCAAGGGGCGCTCGAATGAATAAGCCCGACAGCCTGCGAGCCCTGCTGAGAACTGCTGTTCCGCAGTTGAAGCGAGACCCGGACAAACTGCATATCTTTCTGGATGAAGGGAACATCATCGCCACAGCAGCGAACACGCTGTCCTTTGAATACCAGTACATCCTGAACGCCATCGTCACAGATTATGCCGGTCACCCCGACACACTGATGGTGCCGATCCTCGGCTGGCTCAAGGTCAATCAGCCCGACATGATGTTGAACCGCGAGAAGATGCGCGATGGCTTCTCGTTTGAAGCCGAGATCCTCAACAACAAGACAGCGGACATCTCCATCAAGCTGCGACTCACCGAGCGGGTGGTCGTCACCGATGACCCGGAAAGCGGCACTCGAACCGTTAAACACCTCGACGAACCGCCCGTCGATCCATACGCGGACGTTAAGTCCTGGGAGCTGGTTATCCCCGGAGTCACCGAGGCGGCACCTTGAGCGCCCTTGCCCCCATGGAAGCCCACCTGAGTGGGCTGCTGTCCCGACTTGAACCCAGCGCCCGGCGTGAACTCGCGCGGGCCATTGCTAAAGAAATGCAGCCTCGGCAACGCAAGCGAATTGCCGACCAGTTGAACCCGGACGGAACACCATTCGCTAAGCGCAAACCGCAGCTTCGGCAGAAGACAGGAAGAATTCGCCGGACGATGTTCAGCAAGCTGCGTACCGCTCGCTACCTCAAGACTGCCGCCAACTCGAACAGCGCCGTGGTCGGGTTTGTCGGTGAGGTTGAGCGCATCGCTCGCGTACACCAGCTGGGCCTGCGCGACCGGGTACAAAAGGGCGGGAAAGAAGCGCAGTACGCTGCTCGGGAACTGCTCGGGTTCACCGACGATGACGTCAACGCAGTTCACGACCTCGTAATCTCACACCTTGCCCGCTGATTCAGTTGTGCCGCAGTTCGGCACAACACCCACGGAATGCCGAGCTCACGCCCGCGCGGCATTCTTGCGCCATGACCGAATTCGCTGACCTTGCCCGCCGCCTCGAAAGCCTGATCCGCACCGGAACCATCTCCGACGTGCAGCTCAAGCCTTTGCGCGTGCGCGTTGCATCTGGGGGGCTGACATCAAACTGGCTCTCGTGCATCACCCTACGAGCAGGTAGCACTCGGGACTGGGATCCCCCGACGAAAGATGAGCAGTGCGTCATCTTCAGCCCGAGCGGGGATCCGGCGTTGGGCCTTGTGCTTGTCGGCCTGAACTCGGACAGCATCCCATCGCCCAGCGACAACCCTGACGAGTGCCTGCGGGTTTATCCAGACGGTGCTCGGATCCTCTACAACCACAAAATCGGCGCTTTGAAAGTTAGCGGTATCAAGACCGCCCTACTTCAAGCCTCCGAAAAATGCATCGCTGATTGTCCCGAGGTCGAGACGACTGGTGATCTGCGGGTCAAGGGCAAGCTCATCGTTGAACAAGGTGCCGATATCACCGGCAAGGTCACCCAGCAAGGGGGGAACATGAGCTCGAACGGGATCATCGTCCACACCCACAAACACCCAGGCACCGGAGGCCCGATATGAGCTACTCGGGCATGAATGCCAGCACCGGCCAGGAACTTACCGAACTCGATCACATCAGGCAGTCGTGCAAAGACATTTTCGGAACGCCGATCGGATCTCGTGTTATGCGCCGGGAATATGGATCGCTGATTCCTGACCTGATCGATCAGCCGATGAACGCGTCACTACCTCTTCGCATCAGCGCCGCAGGCGTTATGGCGTTGCTTCGCTGGGAGCCTCGCATCCGCTTGAAAGGCTTCCTCGTTACGACTGGCCCGACTCCCGGCTCGCTGATAGCCGAGCTGGACGGCACGCGCGCTGATGGCCCCCAATCGGGCACCCCTATTCAAATTACAGTTCCACTCAAGGGTACAAGCGCATGAGCGGCCTGATCGATTTATCGCAGCTCCCTGAGCCAAATGTCATTGAGGTAGTCAGCTTCGAGTTGATTCTGGCTGAGCGCAAAGAGCGTTTTGTAAGTCTCAACCCGATCGAGAAACAGGACGCCGTCCGCTCGACCCTGGAGCTTGAGTCGGAGCCCATCACCAAGATGCTCCAAGAGAACGCCTACCGAGAAATGCTGTTGCGGCAGCGGATCAACGAATCTGCGCTCGCTGTAATGCTCGCCTTCGCCATCGACAGCGACCTTGATCAGATCGCGGCAAACTTCCACCTGGAACGACTTGAGCTCGATAAAGGCGATCCGCTGGCAGTGCCGCCAATTCCTCCAACGATGGAGAGCAATGACGATCTGCGCGCACGTTGTCAGATGGCCTTCGAAGGGTTGTCGGTAGCTGGCCCCCGTGGCGCTTACATTTACCACGCGCTCTCGGCGGATGGCCAAGTGTCCGACGTCAGCGCAGAGAGCCCTGAGCCTTGCGAGGTATTGGTTAGTGTCCTTTCGCGTGAGGGAAAGGGAATTGCCTCTCCCACGCTACTGGCAAAAGTCACCGCCGCACTCAGCGATGATGACATCCGCCCCCTTGGTGATCGGCTGACGGTTCAATCTGTAACTATCGTCGAGTATGCCGTTGAAGCCGTTTTGTACTACTACCCTGGCCCCGAGAGCGAACCCATCCGGGCGGCTGCGGAGAAATCGCTCCAGGCATACATCGGGAATCAACGGCGCATCGGGCGGGACATTCGACGGTCTGCACTCTACGCCGCACTGCATGTTGAAGGTGTGCAGCGAGTTGAACTTTTGCACCCCGCCGTGGACATCGTCCTGAACAAAGAGCAGGCCGGGTACTGCACTGGATACATCCTCTCCGTGGGTGGTTCGGATGAGTAAGTCCCTGCTGCCGAGCGGCTCAACGCCACTTGAGCGGGCCGCAGTCGAAGCCATGGCTGAAGCAATGGCACTTGGCGTTCCCTTGCGTGACTTGTGGAGTCCTGAACGCTGCCCACTGCTCCTACTTCCGTACCTTGCATGGGCACTCTCCGTTGATCGCTGGGATCAAAGCTGGCCGGAGAAAACCAAGCGATCGGTGATCAAGGCGTCGTTCTTCGTGCATAAGCGCAAGGGCACGATCAACGCTGTGCGCCGAGCCGTAGAGCCAATGGGCTATCTGATCGAGGTGCTTGAGTGGTGGCAGTCGTCACCGATAGCCCCGCGAGGCACCTTCTCACTAAGGGTCGGTGTCCTCGACACCGGCATCACCGAAGAAATGTATCCCGAGCTTGAGCGCCTTATCGACGACGCCAAGCCAGTCAGCCGTCACCTGACCGGTCTCGACATCATTCTAGAAACCCGCCTCGATGCACTCGTTGGAATTGCCATCAGTGACGGCGACGAGATCGACGTTTACCCCTGGGCTAACCCCGACATTGATGTGGTTGTTCAGGGATTCAACGGCGTGAGCACTTACACCCTCGACGAATTGGATGTGTACCCCCATGGTTGATAAGAACACCATTTTCGGCGGCATGCTGACCACGCTTGGCGCCAACAAGAAAACCAATTGCGATGCCCTCGGCGTACCGTGGGAACCACGCTACATGCTGATCGGTGACGCCAACGGGACTGACCCCGTACCTAGCCCGTCACAAACCAAGCTGATCAATCAGCAGTACCGCGCACAGCTCAATCAATTGCGGGTGTCTCCGACAGATCCCAACGTCCTCATTGCAGAAGTGGTGCTTCCACCAGACGTTGGCGGATGGTGGATCCGCGAACTCGCGCTCGAAGACAAGGATGGTATTTTTTCGGCTGTCGCCAACGTCCCGCCAAGCTATAAGCCGTTGCTGGCACAGAATTCTGGCCGAAACCAAGTCGTGCGAATGCACATCATCACCAACGGCACCGCGAACATTCAGTTGAAGATTGATCCGGCGGTAGTGCTGGCGACGCGTCAATACGTCGATGAGACGGTTAACGGTCTGCTGCCAGCAAACAAAGTCGCCGGAACCTATACCAAGGTCACAGTGAATGATCGCGGTGTGTTCGTTTCCGGGTCAAACCCGACCACACTAGCCGGGTTTGGCATCACGGATACCTACACCAAGCCACAAATTGAGGCGATGATAGCGCAGGCCTCGGCGCTGCCGGTCGGGACGCAGGTTTCGTTTCCAGTGAATAAGATCCCGCCGGGATTTCTGGAGCGTGACGGTAGCGTGAAGAGCATTGCGGCCTATCCGGATCTGGCGGCTTTCCTGGGTGGTGCGTTCAACAAGGGCGATGAAGGGGCAGGTAACTTCCGGCTACCGGAGTCGCGCGGCGTGTTTGAGCGTGGTTGGGATCATGCTCGCGGGGTCGATGCCGGGCGCGCGGTGGGCACTGAGCAGGCGGCAACCGGTGTCTATCCTTATGTGGGTAGTGACGGGAACGTACTAACGACCAACCTTACTGATACAGACGGTCAAAATCCTACGCCGCATCCGACGTATACCTTGCAGACCCGAACGTCGAACTACAGCACCATTGCTGCGTCCTCGGTGCTTGTAAGGCCGCGCAACGTCGCGGTGGTGATGTGCATCAAGGCCTGGAACGCTCCGATCAATCAGGGAAACATTGATATTGCCGCGCTCGCCGCGTTGGCCGCGCAAGCTACGGAAATCAATCAAGGCACGGCCAAGATCGCGACGCAGGCGCTGACGGATGCGGGCGTCGACGACACTACGATCGTCACGCCGAAAAAACTGCGCTGGGGCCTGTCCTTCAGCCTTGGTCAGAATGGTTATGTCGCTTTCCCGTCATGGATGGGTGGCTGGATCATTCAGTGGGCCTCGGTGGCGGACAACCTACCGGACGCAGTCAATTCGCCGCTACCTATGGCGTTCCCCACTGCCATTTACAAGGTTATCCCGGTGATGCGCGGTGCCCTCGACGGTGCGCAAAGCATGAATTGCTACTGGGATAAGGGCGCTACGAGCTTGACCACTGTTCGGGTGGGGCGGCGCTATGCCAACAACGGCGGCGCTGTTGCGGTTGCTACGCAAGGCTATGAGTACATCGCTATTGGGAAATAAGGCGGAACGATGAAGCGCTATTACAGCAAGACCACGCAGACAACCTATGTGAGCGGGATTCATGCCGCAATGCCGGATGATGCCGTCGAGATCACGGATAAGCGGTTTGAGGAGGTGATTGTTAATCCGGTTGCTGGGAAAGTTCGCAGTCACGACGAAAAGGGCTTGCCGATTCTGGTCGATCCCTTGCCTCTAACGGTCGAGGAGCTTTCGGCGCAAGAGCGGTTCTGGCGTGATACAGAGATCGAGCGTGTTAAGTGGCTGCGTGAGCGGCACCGCGACCAGCTCGAAATTGGCGCGCAAACGACGTTGACTCCTGAGCAGTTCGGCGAGCTTCTGGTCTACGTGCAGAGTCTGCGCGACTGGCCGCAAGATCCTGCATTTCCGGCAGAAGATTCGAGGCCGGCAGTACCAGAATGGGTTGCAAGCCAGACCGAATAAATCACAGTCACGCTTAAGAGACGGCGACCGTCTGAGTGCGCTAACACTCAGACGGTCGCTTCAACACCACTGATTAGACCAGTGAGCCAAAGCCAAGGCCGCCTGCCTGACGTCAAGGCGCGGGCACCTTAGCACAATCGCATAAAGGGCTCACCCCAACATGGAAGACATCCGCTGCGGCAATTGCGCCCGCAAACTGGCCGTAGGCCGCTACATCGAATTGACAATCAAGTGCCCACGTTGCGGCACCTTGAATTCACTGAGGGCCACGAGCCCCGCACACGAACGCCCGCGAGCGTCTACTGAAAGGCAAGAACTATGCTCGCGGCAACTCCCATCATCCCGTGGCTCGGCGGAAAACGGCGCCTTGCCGATCGGCTAATCCCTCTCTTTCCGCCACACGAATGTTATGTCGAAGTTTTTGCCGGTGGGGGTGCGTTGTTCTTCCTGCGCCCCATGCCAGCCCAAACCGAAGTACTCAACGATATCAACGGCGATCTGGTGAACCTCTATCGGGTGGTGCAGCACCATCTCGAAGAATTCGTTCGCCAGTTCAAATGGGCTCTCAGCAGCCGCCAGATTTTCAAGTGGCAGCAGATGGCCAATGTAGAGACACTCACCGACATCCAGCGTGCTGCACGGTTCTTCTACCTTCAGCAGCACGCCTTCGGAGGCAAGGTCAGCGGACAGACGTTCGGTACGGCGACCACTGCACCGTCGATCAACCTTTGCCGCATTGAAGAAAACCTGAGTGCGGCGCATCTGCGCCTGTCGGGAACCTACGTTGAGAATCTTCAGTGGCAAGAGGTCATGCGCCGGTACGATCGACCGCACACCTTCTTCTACTGCGACCCGCCCTACTGGGAAACCGAAGGTTACGGCGTTGAATTCGGCTTCGAGAACTATCTCGCCCTGGCGAAGTTCATGCGCGAGAGCAAAGGGAAAGTAATGGTTTCGATCAACGATCATCCCGACATCCGAGAGGCATTCGCCGGGCTTCACATGGAAGGTCTCGATATCAAGTACTCGGTGGATAACTTGCGGGGTGATGCTAAAACCAGCCACGAGTTGGTGATCATGAACTGGGAGCCGCAAATCTTCGGTGGGCTTTTCTAGGTGCAATTGTTGTGTCCCCTACAGGCACAACACCGGGGCGATGCCGCGCCATCGCGCGCGCGGCATCCTTGGCCGCAACCCTCTTACCCCGGAGAAAGAGACAATGGCAGCAGACCAATACCACCACGGCGTGAGAGTCCTCGAAATCAACGAGGGCTCACGCACCATCCAAACAGTCAGCACCGCCGTGATCGGTTTGACCTGCATCGCGGAAGATGCCGACGCGAGCTTCTTCCCTGAAGATCGTCCGGTGCTGATCACCAATATCAATCAGGCGATTGGCAAGGCCGGTATCAAGGGCACGCTGGCTGCAAGTCTGGACGCAATTGCAGACCAAACCAACCCAGTGGTCGTGGTTGTTCGCGCGAAGACAGGCGCAACCGACGCAGAGACCACCAGCAATCTGATCGGCACCACCACGGCGGCGGGCAAGTTGACCGGCATGAAAGCGCTGCTCACTGCACAGAACACGCTAAAAGTGAAGCCGCGCATTCTCGGGGTTCCTGGCCTCGACAGCCTGCCAGTCGCGTCCGAACTTGCCTCCATTGCCCAAAAGCTTCGGGGCTTCGCATACGTCTCGGCACACGGTTGCGCGACCAAGGAGGAGGCTGTCGCCTATCGCGACAACTTCAGCCAGCGCGAGCTGATGACTATTTGGCCTGACTTCGTGAGCTGGGACACCGCGCTCAATCAAGAAGCCACAGCCTTCGCCATTGCCCGAGCGCTCGGCTTGCGCGCCAAGATCGATCAGGAAACTGGCTGGCACAAAACCCTCTCCAACGTCGGTGTAAACGGCGTCACCGGCATGAGCCGCGACGTGTTCTGGGATCTTCAGGATCCGAACACCGATGCCGGTTATCTCAACCAAAACGACGTCACCACCCTGGTACAGAGCAGCGGTTACCGGTTCTGGGGTTCCCGTACTTGTTCCGACGACCCGTTGTTCCAGTTCGAGAACTACACCCGCACCGCGCAGGTTCTGGCAGACACCATGGCTGAGGCCCACATGTGGGCAGTGGACAGGCCGATGCATCCATCGCTGGTCAAGGACATGCTTGAAGGTCTCAATGCCAAGTTCCGCGAACTGGTCGCACAGGGCTATTTGATCGGCGGCGAAGCTTGGTACGACGAAGACATCAACACCAAGGACACCCTGAAGTCCGGAAAGTTGGTTCTCGACTACGACTACACCCCGGTCCCACCACTGGAAGATCTGTCCTTCCGTCAACGCATCACCGATCGCTACTTGGTCGACTTCGCCACTCGCATCAACGGCTAATCGAACGGGCTGGTGATCCAGCCCGACATAGAAGGAATTCGCTATGTCTCTACCCCGCAAGCTCAAACATTTCAACGTCTTCTACAACGGTGAAGAGTTCTTCGGTCAGGCGACCGAAATCACACTGCCAAAGTTGGCAATTAAGGCCGAGGCGTACCGTGGCGGCGGCATGCCCGGTGAAGTTGACATCGACCTGGGCATTGAAAAGCTCGAGCTGGAACACAGCTATGGCGGCTTGATGTACCAGATCATCAAGGACTTCGGTATCACCACCGTCGGCGGCGTTCTGTTGCGTTTCTCCGGCAGCTATCAACGTGACGATACCGGCGATACCGATGCCGTCGAGGCCATCTGTCGTGGCCGCCACACTGAAGTCGATCAAGGCAACGCCAAGGCCGGTGATGACACCGAGTTCAAGGTCAAGTCCACGTGCAGCTACTACAAGCTCACCGTGAACGGCACCACCCTCATCGAAATTGACATGGTCAACATGATCTACGTGGTCGATGGCGTGGATCGACTCGAACAGCACCGCCGCAACATCGGTCGCTAAACCAACGCGGTCTCCACCAAGGCGACCGCCCTCCACTACTCAGGAATAAACCTCATGTCTCAGAACCAAACCATCACCCTGGACACCCCTATTAAGCGCGGCGATCAAGTCATCACGGTACTGACCCTGCGCAAGCCATCGTCGGGCGAACTGCGCGGCATCGCGCTTACCGACCTGCTGCAAATGAACGTGACGTCCCTCACCAAAATCCTGCCGCGCCTGACCTCCCCTTCGCTCACCGAGCAAGATGTCGGTCGTATGGATCCCGCCGACCTTGTTCAACTCGGCTCGCAGGTTGCTGATTTTTTGTTGCCGAAGGCGAGCAAGCCGGATCAATCCCCCGCCGAGTAGAAGATCCGATGGCCGATATCGCCACGGTGTTTCATTGGACACCTGAAGCGATGTCGGCAATGAGCCTTAGTGAACTGATGGAATGGCGCGAGCGCGCCCGGCAACGAAGCGGAG